CGGGGTCAAGAATATCCGGGGCCAACTCCATCAGCGGATAGGACGCGCTGTAGCCGTGCGGAGTGCTGAAAAGGGCCGTCATCCGGCCCACCCGGAAATGCTGGATGCCATCTTGCCAGCCCAAATCAACTGCCTTGCAGGTGATGGTCTCCGGCATGGACAGGCCATTGTCAGCCAGCGCCGCCTTCGCCTTGGTCTGAAGGTTGGCGGCAACAGTCACATCATCCCATTTGATGTGCCGGGTAACGCGCCCGTATGTGGCCATGCCAGACTTGCTATAAATAGTAAGCCCGGATTTAACAAGGTCATCTGTCAAATCACCATCTGGCAGCGCTTCGATGGTCAAGCCGTCCTTGCCCTCTGGCAGAATAGCGGTGTAAATGTTTGTTCCGTCCGTCTCGCTGGAAAGGTCAAGGAGATTCTCAGCAAATTCCACAGACTGCGTATTTGTGAGCGGCAACGCAGCGTAATAATCCAGATAGTTCCCGTCATCCTCATATCGAATCAGGAGATACCCGCCCAAAGCCGATTTAATCAGCTTGTCGGATATCGTGGACATCGCCGTGGCGTACTCCTCAGAGCTGCGGGTAATGTAATTGTTCTGGTCGGACACGGTAATCACGCCGGGCTTGATCTGCTGCTCTGCGGTCACCTGCGCATTGTGCTGTGACAGAATCCAGCGGAAGAAAAACTCCACCACATTCCCGCTTGCGGCGGCGGCCTTATAGGGATCGTCCTCCGCAAAGTCCTCTGGGAAGTTGAACGGTGGTATGATGCTGTCATTCAGTACCGCCATAATGCCCTCTGTTTCGATTTTGTGCGCCCCATAGAAGTCTTTTGTATCGCTGGTGATTCTCCCTCTATATATGGGCAAAGTGCCGTCCAGCAGCTCCACAAGGCCGCTCATGCGGCGCAGATTGCTTAAATAGGGATGTTCTGCGTCCACCGTAAAGGACATTTCCCCGGCCTTGCTTACTGCCAGCTTCACAGAAGGATCGCGGATGATTAGTTTTTCATCCGCAAGGCGCATATCATGCAGTATGTAGTCCTTGTATTTTAGCTGATACATTACATACTCGCCTCCTGATACGTCACAGTGATACTTCCCGTTCCGCTTGCGACTTTGGCTTTCAAGATGTTGTTGCCGGCCGCAAGCCTAACGGCTGGCAAAATGTGATCCCCTGCGCTGACGTTGATTGTGTTGCCGCCCCAAAGCAATACGGTATCTTGCGCCACCGTGATTGTTGGGATAACAGGGCGGCTTTCATTTGGTAGCGCAAGCTGTTTATACGCCGTGTCCAAATCAGAGCGGGAAACAGTGGTTTTTGCGTTCTTGTATTTCCACGGGTCGCAGTCAACCGTGACCGGGATGGTCTGCATCATTTTGACAAGCTCCACTTGCCCAACGGAGCACCGCCCACTGTAAAAATGGGCGGTGTCCTCGGGGAATGTTATTTTAACGTGCTTGCCGTGGACTTTGTTGCAGAAATCGGAAATCGTAGCAGGCCATGTCTTGCCGCTCACCGTGTCCACGCCGGTGAGTTTCAGTGTAATAGTACGGTTCTTATAGGTGACTTCTCCGGTCAACACTTCGGACGCGTCAAGCAGACCGTCCCGGCCCGGAACATCGATCATGTTCGTGCGGACTTCCGGCAGAGCTATGGACTTGCTTGCAAGCAGCAGGCCGTATTCTGTGTAAGTGTCTTTTCCGTCAAAAAATACTTTTCCTATCATACGGCCCTTGCCCTCCTCGCATTGATTTTGGCCAGTTCTTCATCCATGCCGGGGGCAAGCAAACCGACAACCTGACCGCTGTCCATGATGACTTTCATATTTGCCAGCATAGGCAAATACTGTTCCAGCAGCATTACAATTTTTCCGGAATCGCCGCCCCAGCTTGTGCTTGCTGCTCCGTAAGAACCACTTGTATAGTGCCTGCTGATGTTCGCATCTGCGGTAATTGTGCCAGCGTCAAAGTCCATGCTGTTTTCAATGTCCTTTTTTACGGACTTGAATTGATCGTCAAAGCCTTCGCCTAAGCCTTCAGCCATAAAGCCGCCAATACCGGCGAACACTTTAGACGGGGAGTGGATGCCCAAGAAATCCTTAACTCCACCTACAATTCCACCGAAAAAGTCTTTTACTTTTCCAGAAACCCACGAACCCATGCTTTTGATGCCGTTCCAAAGTCCTTCGACTATGTTCTTGCCGACATCGAAAATTGCAGGGATGCCGCTGATAATCCCCTTCACGATAGACGAAATGATTTGTGGAATTTTTGATACCAAATTCGGTATGGCACGAATCAGTCCATTAGCAAGTGCAGCAATCAGCCTGATTCCACCATCGATCAGTTTCGGCAGGTTGTCAATCAGCTTATCGACTATGACATCAACCATTTCCAGCACACAGTCAATCAGCATATCGATGTTGTCAAGGATGCCGCTTACAAGCGCAATGATTAAATCCATGCCAGCAGCAACAATGCTTGGCAGGTTTTCAAGCAAAATCTGGACTGCCATCGGAATGATTGTTTGGGACGCTTCTGTTATGAGTTGCGTAAGCCCTTGGATGATGATATTTATGCGCGGAATGATATTTTCGCCAACGGTAACAAGACTATCAACGAACTGCTCTATAAGTGTCTTGAAATCGGCGTTATCGTCAGCAATGCCGGTAAGCAGGTTGCTCCATGCGGCCTTCATGGATGAAACAGAGCCTTGGATGGTGGTGCTTGCTTCATCTGCCGTTGTTCCGTATATGCCCATTTCAACTTGAACATCATGGATTGCGCTGACAATATCCGCATAGCTTTCAATGCTGTAATTTGTGTATTTACCTTGGGCAGCGTTTAGAGCGTTTGCATCGTCAATAAGGCGCTGCATTTCTTCTTTTGTTCCACCATAGCCAAGCTTCAGGTTATCAAGCATGGTATAGTTCTGCTTTGCAAACCCCTGATAGGCGTTCTGGATAGATGCCATATCCGTGCCCATTTTATTTGCATTGTCAGACATATCCGTGATTGCAACATTAGCCATGTCTGCCGCCGCTTCTGTATCACCGCCAAGCGATTGCAGCAAGGACGCAGAAAAACTTGTAACTGTGTCCATATATTCGTTAGCGGATAGTCCTGCAGTCTTATATGCATTTGCTGCATATTCTTGAACTTTTGCAGAGCTATCCTTGAATAGCGTATCAACGCCACCGACCAGTTGTTCATACTCAGCATAGTTGTTAAGCGCTTTTTTTGTAAGCACGGCAATGCCGGTAGCAGCCGCACTTACAGCTGCGGCGCCGACTTTAGCCGCAGCGGCAAGCCCATTTTTGAATTTTCCTGATAATGTCTCTACATTTTCGCTTGCCTCGTCTTGCACAGATATTTTCACAAACAGATCAAGAAGATTCATGCGTTCACCTCGCTCTCTTTGTAAATTCTGAAAATTATTCGTGACATTCCATTGATAGTATGGTATGATATCGGCAAGGAGGGATTATTTATGATAAGTTTTAACAAAGATTCTGCGTGGGACTTAAAGCCGATTCCCGTTTCCGATGTGCGTGGTGAAGTGAATGGCTTGTTGATTGACGGGGAAGAAATCGCTGCCGCATTTAAGACCGTACGCGACCAGCTGATTTTTACTAACAAACGAGTCATATCGGTTGATGTACAGGGGATTACAGGAAAGCGCAAGTCCTTCGGCTCTATGCCCTATTCGAAAGTGCAGTTTTTCTCCGTGCAAACCCCAGGCTTTGCCGAAATCATCCCGGATAGCGAACTTGTCCTGACATTCTCCAATGGTTATGTCGCAAAGTTCGAGTTTAAGGGAGGTACAGACATCGGGAAAATCGGAAGAATGATTTCTGATTATGTCCTCAAGTAATGCATATTCGCCCGCCGCCCCTTCACGGGGCGGCTTTTTTAACTTGTAACCCGCACCGATTGACAATATCTCTGGTGATTTCTTCACAGGAGCGATTGTCTTTTTTGCTCACATCTATAATTTCAATATATCGTTTATCGATTGAAACGCCCGCGCATCGCTCGCATATTGCTTTAAGCAGGTCAGCAGAATAAATTCGATATGCTTTTTCTTCTGCATCCTGCTTATACCGCGCTACACAGTATGACAGAAATGGCTTTACTCTTTGGCTTCCCCGATATTCTCCTGCACAGAGCCGGACGGCGTTTCTGCCGTCTCGGTCTGCGCAGATGTAAAAAGGTCCGTAAAGGCCTCGTCCGTCATAAGCTCAGTAACATCAACCAGCAACTTGGCAAGCGTCAGCTCAGCGGCATATTTTTTTGCAGGCACGCCTTCCACAGCCGCCAAAATTGCGATCAGATCTTTCTTGTGCCCACGCAAAAGCAGCGGAGCAGATTTCTTAACCCTTGCCAATACAAAGTCCTTTGCATTTACGCCATCCGGGAGCTTCTGACGCTGAAACAACGCTGCGGCTACTTTGTCCTCGGCTATGTTGGCAATAGGATCGATAATGTCTGCGATAACATCAAACACTCGCTCCCCCTTAATTTTTGACAGTTTCATGGTGTTACGCCTCCGCCGTACCGGCCTTGATGTAAATTTCAAATGGCACAGTGTCCTGCGCGCTCATGGAGTAGTGGGCCGTATACTCAAACGCGAACTGCCCCTTCGCCTTGTCGCTGGTCTTCAGTTGGAAGCCGCCGGTAGACAGTGCGTTCATCAGGTGGATGGCGATGAAGCCGCCATTTTTATCGCCGTTCTTGTCGGAGTAGTCGCCCACCAGCCAGATGTCGGCAAAGTCAGCGTCCGACAGATCGTTCCGAGGCGTGACCTTCCCATCGCTGGTACCCACATCGGCAGCACCGCAAAGGCTCTTTGCAATCTTGGTGTCTGCGTTAATGAACGTCCCCGCAATCTTCGCCTCCCAGGAATCCACCCGTTTCAGTTCCTTCATGTTCTTGGGGCAGTTGTCGATGTCCTCTCCATAGTCCTTATAGGTGGGCGTTGCGGTAAAGCTAATGCCGCCGGTCGTCGCGCCGATCTGTCCCGCCTCTCCGATGGTGCCGGTGGCCGGGGTAAAATCGGTGGTCAGAATACCGGCGTTGATCTGCAATTTCTGAAATGCATCAGAGGGAATTTTTGTGAATTTCATATTTTCTTCCTTTCATCAGTTTTGCGATAGGTATTCCACCGTGATATTGAGATACCTTCGCTTGATGTTTTTATCGCTTTCGTCCGCGATGTTCTGACACCACGGGGAGCCACGCTTGATCCACATTGCTCCGCCGTCATAGGCGACCATACAGCCGCCCATGCCGATTGCGTTGCTGATTTCTTGTGCCTTTGCGTTGGGCATCGCTTCGCTCTCGGTGTAATACCAAAGGCTGACCGTCAGCGCGATTTCACCGCTCTCCCATGATCCGGTGATAAGCTCATAGGTCAGCCACGGAAAGGTCGCGTCTTCCGGCACATTCGAGGTCGGATACGCCGGGAGGAATTGGGAAAACCACGCATGGAGTGCCTTGTCCTTTGTCATTTCGGCAGCTCCTTTCGTTCGGCGGTGAAGAATTTCAGTGCTCGGACGGTCGCCCCCGCAGACCTTGGCGCAGCTTTTTCCTCGGGATTCGAGGTCACACGATAGGTAATCCCCGTTTCCGTATCGCGGAAATAATCGTTGTACTCGATGGGAACGCGCTGATTGACCAGTGCGGAATATACCGAGGTAACACCGTCCTTTTCCGCTTTTCGCGCCTCCATCGATGTGTCAAGAGACTGGTAATTGAGGAACTCCGCTCCCTCTTCCCACGCGGTGATGTAGCCGCCCGCTCCGTCAGGCGTGCGCTTTTTCTCCATCAAAATGCACTTGTGGGCAAAATCGTCCAGTAAACTCACGGTTCCACCCCCTTGAGCTTGCGCCAGTCATTTAACCGGCCTTTAAAAGCGCCCTGCCAGCCCGTCCCGGCGCTCGTGTCGGCATTTCCGCCGCTTGCCTTTGTGTAACTGTACCCGCCGAAGCTTTCGCTCGTGTACGGGCTTAAAACGGCTTCACCGTTCTTTTCTTCCCATGCGGCGATATCTTCGGCAAGCACAACCACAGCCTTCGGAACAGCCAACACCCACACCGTTCCGGTAAAGGTTTCATCCGTAAAGTCAGCCGCCGGATATTGATGCAGACCGTCATTAAACACAGAGCCGCAGATGCGGAAATATTGATTGTTCAGGAGAAAGGGCAGCGCAATGCTGCCGTTCTCCACGGCGAACGTGCCCTCGTGAATCTCCACAAGGAACCAGTTGTTCAAGTGCCGTAAGACTTGTTCAAGCATTACGCTGCCCTCCTATTTAGCCCGCGCCGGCCACAGAAACGGTAGCCACGGCAATGCCGTCCAGATACTCAGCCCACAGTTTCATGCCCATGATGGCGTACATATCGCCCGTGGCGCGACTGTAATCGCCGTCAACATGGACGCCGATCAGGTTGGTCTCGCCCTTCACGGTGTAATTCAGCCCCAGCTTGCCAAAGTCGCTGTCGCTCGGGTCTACATAGTACAGGTCGATGTTCTCCACGGGCAGAGCGATCACCTTCTTGGAGGCGATGTACTTCTCGGGCAGCAGGAACAGGGTGCGGTAGCCCATGAAGTTCTCCACGTAGTTGATGCCGAACATCGTCTGCACGGTGATCTCCTTGTCGCCCAGGTAATCGTAAGCGTCGATGATGTTGGCAAAGCCCACCACCTCGGTCACGTCCTTATCCAGACCGGCAAACTTGTCCAGCACCTTGCCCTTAGCCATAGCCAGAGCACGCTGCCACGTTTTCTCGGTCACCTTCAAAGTGCCGGTACCGAGGAAGGTGTAGAAGTCGGTCAGGACCTTGTTCTGCAGGGCCACGAGGAAAGCCTCGTCGGTCTTCTCCACGGCAACGTCAGCGCCGTACTTTGCGACACTCTCGATGGTCACGCTCTTGGCGTACTTGTTAATGTCGATATCGCCGTAGGCAACAGGAGCCACCTTCATCTTGGTGAAGGGGATCTCGTCACCCTCTGCCACGGTGCCGCCCTTGAGGCCACCGTCCACGCTGGCCTTGTAGGAAACCAGCTTCGTACCGGGGGCCTTGCGAATGGGACGCATAATGCCCATGATGTTACGCAGTGCGTCCCAGTTATCGGCGAAGCGGGACACGAAATCCACCTCACGGGCGGAAGTGGTAAACTGTGCAGAAGTTGTTACGTTAGTTTTCGCAGCCATAAATAGCTCCTTTCAAAAAATCAGTTGTTTTCGCTTGCCATCAGATCGGCAAGCGCTTTCTGGCGCTCCGCCGTGGACATCACATAGCGACCCTTATCGTCCTTCTTGTAAATGTCCTCGCGGGTCTTTGCGCCGCCGGTGTTCGCCGGGGGATTGGCGGGATTTGCGCCGTGCGTCTGCGTGGTGGAAACCAGTCCCTTGTAGGTGCCGTCTACGAGCGCATCAAGGCTCTTGGTGTCCTTGATCTTGTCGCCGTCCATCTCCAATGCGGCCATTTCTTCGCCACAGCCGCGCATCGCAAGGTCCAAATTCGCGCCGGTGATGTTTTTGCTCTCAAAGTAAGCGCGAACGGCCTTTTCTTTTGCCGCCTTGCTTTCCTTTGCGGTCACGGTTGCCTTAAAGTCCTCAAATGCCTTGTGCTCCTTCTCGTACTTCTCCTGATAGCCGCCGTCACCTGCTGCCTTGAGATCGTCCAACTGCTTCTGGACGCCGGGCAGCTTCTCCGCGTCCGCCTTGTAGCGGGTCACTTCCGCCTTTAGGCCGTCCACGGTGTCGGTATGCGCCTCGATGATGGTATCAACCTGCTCATCGGTAAGCCCCATACCATTCAAAAGTTTTCGTGTAAGTGCCATGACACTATCTCCTTTTCTTCGGTTCCGTTCCTTCGGAAACGATAGTTTTATAAAAACCGCTGTCCTTTGCGGTAATTAACAAAAAGAGCCAACTGCATACAATTTGTAAGCAATTAGCTCCTATTTCAGTTCGTCCTCCAATATCTTCCGGTATTGGATGGCATGGTCGGCGGCAGCAGGTTTCAAAAACGGATGTGCCTTGTTGCCACGCGTGTAATGCCAATTTCCCTTTGCGTCCTGATACACCCACGGTGTAGGCCGTCCGCCGCCACCTTCGGCGTAAATGCCGGTTCCTAATTCCACATACGCACCGTACTCAGAATCCGTTCCGATGATTGCCGCCGGTTCCTGCTCGTCTACCACATGAGTAATGCTGTTGCGCAGATTGCCGGTGTCAACGGGGCACAGCTTTTTTGCATATCCCTCTGCCACCAGTCCGCACTTTTCAAGCCCGCGCAGCAGCGCCGCTTTGATGGCGGCAGAGACTTCTTTGCTGTTGTCGGTGATTTCAACGCTCATCACAAAATACCTCTTGACTTTTTTACGGGGATTGCATATACTGACAGTGAGGAAACTTATGTTTCCGTTTTTCGAGCCGAACCTCTGCCCATTGGCGGGGGGGCGGCTCATTTTTTGTATCTTCTCGCAAACAGCAATTCCCCCGAACCATTGATTGCAATTATGTCAAAGTCAAAATCTTGCTTTCTGCGTGCTCTCATGTCCACAGTTCTTTTCAATTCATTTTCGTCAATGCCATTGCCGCACTGCAATATAATTCCTCCGGGATTGCTTTTAATTTGTTTTATAGCACTTCGTACTGCGGAATCTGCGGCTTTTGCGGTTGATATGCTTTTAAGTTCCCATTGTTTTCCGCGCCACAGATAATCCGGTGTTTTTGCCCCCTGTGTATTTGCTTCTTTCAGCAGTACGATCTTCCCACCTAATTGCTCTCTGATCTGGTCTGCAACCTCTATTTCTGTTTTGTGGTCTTTTACGCGATATCCGTTCTCATATCGCACTTTGCCCATGCGTGGCGTGGCGGAATCTATGTATTTCTTCGTAACATCCTTTGCAGATTTTTCGCTCCCCATGTGATATGGGGATAACTGTTTGCCGCTGTATCCCTGCTTCGATGCTTCCCACTGCGCATATGTCATGTCAGATATAAGCCCGTCGCGTGTCCTACGCAGCCCGTCTGATGTATCTACCCCATCCACGGCGGCAATCAGCGTACAGCGGCAGTTATATATCTCCCACGGTGGTCCTTGTGGGTCGCCGGGAAAACGACAACCGTTAGAAAACTTTTTGTCCTGCGCCACTTGTTCGCCGTCAAGCATGGCATGAGAGTGGCGTGTATGCGAGTCCAGCGTAGCCAACCATTCTTTTTTGAGCTTAATGCCCATCTTTTCCGCCGCCGCGTAGCTGTCCATGCGTCCGGCGTTCTGTGCGCCGGTCACGGCTGTACGGGCGGTGCGGATGGCGGAATCGCGGCTCATGGTGGTAATGCGCTTTTGCAGGTCGTCCGCCATGTGCTTGATACTCTTCCCCTGCAAGATGGAGCTGGTGACGCTTGCCGTGATTTGCTTCTTGCCGTATGCGAGATCGATCCCGCGTTTCAGTGCTCTATCCTTTGGATAGTACGGCATCAGCCCCGGCTGCTCTACGATTAGGCGTTTCACCGTCTGCTCGTCCCACAAGTCAAATCCGACGTTGCCCGCAACCTGTTCGATGGTGTACGCCGCATAGTTGCGGTTAAGGGAGTAGATACCGGGCGTTGCGTCATTGGTGTAAGACACCGCCACGGCGTTTGCATCGGTAACACGGTGTGCCACCTTGTCCCGCATAGCCTGATAGCGTTTCCCACGCCCGATCTGGTTGAACCGCCATTGCTTATAGTCGGCCTCCGTCCATTCCTTGCCGTTCTGCACGGTGCCGATCAGAGCCTTCATTTCCTCGTCGCGCTTTTTGAATTGCTCAAAATATGCGTCGATGGTAGCTCGCAGTTCTTCCCCCGCCTCGCGGTATAGCGTTGCAATACGCCGCTCCAGCTTCGCAAGCTCCTTATCGGTCAGCTTGTGTCCGAGGTCACTGTTCGCCATCGCCGTTCACCTCCGGCGCATCCGGTTCCGCAAAGCTCCGGTCAATCTCTTCTGCAGCCTTCCGCTTTGCCATGTCCTCGTACTGGTCAATGTCGCCGTTGATGGTCAGCAGCTTCTTCGTGATGTATTCGTCATCGTAATACGCCGCACCCAGAAGAATGTTCTGCGTTTCCTCGCTCTTGTTGATGAGCTGATTGCGCGTGTAGCTTGGCTGATCCTCAATGCCTGCCAAACGCAAAATTTCCACAATAAACCGCGTGACCTCGGATTCAAACTTGTCCGTTTTCAGATCCAGCGGCACATAGCTGGCCTTGATCGCGGTCGCCGTCTGGTTCCCGGCAGATACCGCCGCAGCGTCAAAGCACTGAAAATCCTCGTACAGCTTCTTCTTGAGCATATCAATGGTGCTGCTCGTGCCCTCATACGGGGCCTCGATGGTCTTGCTCTCCACCTTTGCGCCATCATCGCCGTTGGCGTGGGCAACATGCGTGGTTTTCAAGCGCTCCACAAACTTTGCATCGTCGAGGTCGTCCATGCCGTTGCAGTTAGACAGCACCCAATAAATCAGGTTGCCCTCATCCACATTGTTAACCATGTTCGAGGACGCCAGATCCAGCGCGTCAATGGTGTTGCGCTTGCCGACGATTTCGGAGAGACACCGCTTGTTGTTTTTCAGCGGGACGATGGGGAAACTCGGATAATTCCCGCCGTCGTAAATCTCTGTTTCGCCGACTTCCGCCTTGCGCTCGATCAGCTTATAGCTGCGCTTTGGCTGCATGACGGCCATATCCTCGCCGCTGGGCTGGAAATACTCGGTAAAGCCGTCGATCTCATACAGCGTCGCTCTCATAGGCTTATCCTGTGCCACCTGCCAGAACCGGATACCGGCTTTCATCGCGCCGTCCTCTTCATCATAGAGGGGGACGAACTCAAGCAGGGAGAACACCCGAAGATGCGTCAGATCCCAAAAGCCGAAGGATACGCCTGCGATTTTCGCCGCCCGCGCCGCATCCATGACTTCCTGGTCAAAGTCCGGGCATAGCTTGTTCGGCGTTTCCTTCTCCGCAAAGGTTACGCCGTTGCCCAGCAGATATGAAACTTCCTGATCCACCGCCAGGCCGAAGAAACGGCTGGCCAGCTTATGGTTTGCCGTCCACATATCCGTGCGGGCACGGCCCTGCATATCGTAGATGATCTTTTCATAGCGGTTAATGGTCGGATTCAGGCCATTGTAATATTCCTCAGCATCCGCCGCCGTCTTGTATGCGTGTGAGCTTCGATGCTCGTTGATTGCTCCGCGAATAAACCCAATCCGCGCCTGGTCACTTTCTCCGACCGCAACAAGGTCATTGTAAGTTTTGATAGCCTCTCACTCCTATCTGCTCCAAATGGGGACATAATCGCGCTTATACGCCTTATTTTTCAAAATCGTATAGGCAAAATAGCGCGTTTCGTCCATTGCGTGGTCGTTTTCCTTGATTGGCCTGTCGTCGGCGGATTTTTCGTCCCACCGATATAGCCCAAACTCGCGGATGCAGTCTTTGCAGCCACGATGCACCTTGAGAATGCCGTCTTGCAAAAAC